ACCGCACCTCCGCTGTGATGATCTTGGTTTCGTGGCTTGCATCGAATCCCGGAATGGGGAAAAACAGCGAGGATTGTGCGCTGGTGGACAGTTCCGGGAAATTGGCTTTCAGGATCTCCCATGCGCGCTGCTCGGCGATCTTCTGATGCGCTAGAAATGCCGCATAGCGCTCCCATCCTTTCGGCATCTCCTGGTGCTCGGCGGGCAGCGTAGCATCCACAAACGAAACGTATTCCTGGCCGTCGCGAGTGCGGTCTAATCTAATCTTGATCTCAGACATGGTGAAAATCATCCTTTCGCGATGTTCAGGGAGCGCTTGAGGTTACCGCCTTTCGCGTTCCCGTTTCTTACACTCTCAGTATATGGTGATAACCATACAATGTCAAGCCCCTAACGCGATTTATTTTCGCTCGCTGGTTTGGCACTCCCAGCGGCCAGCTAACGGCGGGTGAACAACGTACACCACCCGCTAGTAGAGCTAGTCGATCAAACTACTAGTCTGATAGACTAGCTACCTGTAGGTTGCATGATGCATCCAGGTCAACGCGACTCCGATTGGCTTTGCCCTCAATGCGGTAACTGGCATCGCGCTTCATCCAAGACCTGCATGGTACGCAGGAAGAATTGGCGCACTCCCGCCCCTCTGGTGCCTTGCACGCGGGTTAGAGTACGAGCGATCCGCGCTAGCCGATTGATCGACCGGCGCTTGAAGAGATTCGGCCTCTGAGCAATCCTGATACCGTGATTTTACTTCCGATAACGTACATTATGGCTGGTGTGAAACTGTTTATGCACAACGGTTTACAGGCATAGCGTCTACTTTGCATCGCAGAGTCGCGCCAATCCGCTGTACACCCGCGCTAGGTGTACGTTTCGCCAATTGTTCCCCTCATCCCTCGCGTTGTCCTCGTAACCCATTGATTCTACGTTGCACGCCAGTCTAGCGCGCTACAACGCGCTGTTACCTCGCACCCTAGTCTCGCGTGCTCGCGACCAGGCGCTAACGCGCTACGGATCGCGCCAGCCGCATTCTAGGGCTATTGTGCGCCGATTCATTGTTGAGGGGGCCGGTGGGGGCGGCGCAGGGCGCGCGCTAAGTGGCCGCAGGTGCCAAAAAAAATAGCGGCGGGTTTAGGTAATATGGCCGCTACGGGTTTTGGAGGGAAGCGGCGTGAAGTCTCGCGTGCAGTTCGCGAGGGTGAGCGAGTACCAAATCCCGTACTCTTACTTCTTAGTAAAGAACGGTGTAAGGGTTGCACTCTGAGAGTGCAATGGTTGCATCTTAGGCGAGGTTATTTTTGGCGCTTTTGGGGATCGAAAATAGCCTTGCTTCCTTGGGTTGGAAGACTTCGGATTTGAGCCAGAAAGTGGGTCGTCCAGCGATTTCGTCGATGGATCTGGAGATATGGCCGCAGCGGGCAAGACGGGGGAGTGAAAGACTCACTTGGCGCAGACTGACGCAGCAGGCTTCGGCGAGTTCGTGATAGTGCCAGGAAACGATGTTGACGCCCTGTTTACGGATCTCGCTTGTAAGTCCACCGTAAACCCTTATATCAGCGTGGGTTAGCTTCTTGTCCGCGAGGACTTCGCGCGGTATTTTGCTAAATCGTGGGTCGTCTTTCCACGCCATTCCACCTGCCTGCCCGCAACCTGGGGATGGAAGGGGGCGACGCTTGTACGGGCGAACGCCCCGCAGGTGTTAGGCTGTCCCAACATAGCAAAATAAATCTTTAGGTAATATGGAAATTTTTTGGCTATACTGTCCCCATGCGAATCTTGCTAGCTTCTCTGTTCCTCGCCGGGGCGATCTCAGCCCAATCGATCACCTATGAGCACCTGGCTCCTAACTGCGGCGGGCTGGATTTCCTGTCTTCACTGACTTCCGGCTGTGCCGGCGACCGCATCAAGGTCATGGCTCACCCGGCTAACCCAGCGGCGGCGGGGTTCTTTCTCCTGATCGCCTACCGGAGCCTCACCTTTGGCTTGCCCATCGTTCAGCCGCGATTTACCATGGAACGGGACGAGCACGGCGATTTCGTCGCCATCTTACCCTCTGGCGATATGACGGAGGTGATCGTCAGCGGCAAGGAAGTGGATCCGGGGGATCTGGTGCTCGGGACAGCGAAGCAGTGAAGACTATTATTCTTGCTTTAGATCGAACGGCCATCTCCGCTGCTGAAACGGAGAAACTTCAAATCTACCTTCGAGGTAAGGGCTTCGATGTGATTGCGGCGAGAATGGGCTACTACCCTAAAATATTCGAGGTTTTCGACTTGTCTAACCTCCCGACTGCCGAGGTCGAAGAGATCCGTAAGTTAGTGCAAGACCAAATACCCATTTGGGGAGGCGCTACCACGTGAAGCGCAAGAAACTCATGATCGAGAAGGATTCCCCCCGTGGGTTGGTCCCCACCTCAGCCTACGGAATCCAGGATGTCGAGTACGATACCTACCTCGAATCGCTCAAGATACGCGAGGACGGAGCCGCCATCCGGCAGGCGCTGGCCGCATCGACTGATCCCCGGTTCACGGCGTTCCTAGAGCGAGTCGGCAAGCCGATAGCCGACCGCCGGTCGCTCGCATCGCTCGCCAAGGGCTGCGATATCTCGCTTCCCCAGTTCGCCGAGTTCTGGCAGAAGGCCCAGCACATGCGCGCGCTCGCCAAGGCTCAGGACGGCGTAGTCGAGCTAACCGGCGATCTCGTAGAGGATGCCCGCCGCCAGTGGGTGTCCTGCGACCGCTGCGACGGCTTCGGATGGGTGTTTAGCGATCCGGGGACGCCGGGGAACTACGTGCTCGATCCTACTGCCGAGGAACCCAAGGAAGTTCGCCAGTGCCCGCAATGCAAGGGCGAGAAGCGCTTACCCAAGGTGGGCGATGCCGACGCCCGCCGTATGCTGCTAGAAATGGCAGGGCATACCGGCAAGGGTCGCGGTGTCGCGGTTCAAATCAACAACTATGGCGGGGCCACTATGGAGAGCGCCGTGGACCGCCTGAATGTGTTGACCGTCGATGTCGCAGCGGAGGATGCGGAATGAATTGCGAACAGGCCGAATGTGTACTTGAAGCGGGCCATCAGAGCGGACATCGCGACAAGGATGGAGAGTGGTACTGGGAAGTTATCCGTGTGAATGATCCACCTCATCCCTTCGTATTCCCACACGCTTTGATCGAGGACAAGTGAGAACGCTCCAATGAAATATATCCTGATGGCTTTGGTGTTCACCGCACTGCACGCGCAGGGACAATTCACAATCGATCCAGATAAGGCGATAAGTATCTTCCAAGCTCCAAGCGAGAGTTTCGTGATATCAAGCTCTGGAGAACTGAGGGCGTGCGACGAAAACGCTACGAAGTGCGTTGCGCTTTCCAAGGATGGAAAGGTTGGCATCTCGGACGGCATGACGATGGAGCAAGCCGTGGCTTTTGTATTGAGAGTGGCAGCGAAAACCGAGATGAGGGTTTACAAGCAACTGGATAAGCAGAAGAAGGAAATGGACGCCGCAATCGCCAGGGCCGCACTCAATGCTTGCCGAGCGCCACGCTTCGAGATTGTGGGGAAGTCCATCGGCCATTCATGAGAACACCCATGCCTGAGATCCGCGAGGTGTTGCTGAGCATAGAGGCGCGCCAGTTCTGGGAGCGGGCATTGATAGCGGTAATCCATACCTACACGATCCCTGGCGCTGTTCATCCGGCTAAGATAGCCGATTCCGCGTTAGCGGATTGGCGCGAGCGATTCGAGAAGCCGGAGGGTGGCGAATGAGAACGCTCCTCGGCATCATCCGCCCGTTCGCCTCTATCGCCCGCGAACTGCGGATCATCCGCGAACTCATGGAAATGGAGATGTCCTCGCGCAATCCGCCGATCATCCGACAAACTGAACGCGCTCGCAAATCCGATACCGAGGTTTCCTATGCAGGCGTTCAGGAAACCGTGCCGGGATACAAGCGCTGGTTCACGGCGGCGGAAGAAGCTGAGATGGAAGGCGAGGATGTATAGCCCCGAGATCGTCACCAAGCGCCTGTTCCAAGCCAAGAAAGCTGGATTGCAGTTCCAGCGCCTCCCGCGTGACAAATCCATCGAGATCGCATCGAAGCTAGAACAGCTTCGCTACGGCCAGGACGGGCGCAAGCTACCCGAGGGCCAATTGCGCCGCGTGCTCAATAGCGCCGAACAGCAGCACATCGAATCCGAGCGCCTGTTATCGAAGGTGGACTTCGAGTACTTCTTCACCCGTTTTTATTGTTTGGAGACGGACCCCGGAGTCAGCGATCAGCCGCCCATCGCTCCTCCCGTGCTGCTCGAATCGCAGCGGCGCTACCTGAGCTTGATCGGACGAAGAGAGGAAGAATGCCATGCCGAACTCGCCAAATACAAATTCACCGAAGGAATCCTCGCGTACTTCCATAAAGTCCGACAAGTTGCGGCTACCGCCACGGCCCGAGCTCTTACGTTGCATCGGATGGTATTTTGGCCCGGAACAAGAGCGCTTGCAGCGACTCTTGATGACGACCGAAAAGGAGAGCTTTTCAAAAGAGACCATCTCGCGCTCGACAACCTCCCGTTCTGGCTCAAACCCCGCATCTACCCCGATGTCAAAGACACCGAGCTAGGCTTTGAGCCGCCCACGTCTTCCCGCATTTCCTACCAAGCCGAGAACCAAACCTCGGGTATCGGCGTCGGATCGCAGAACGACGTGAGCCACTTGACCGAGGTATCGCTATGGAAGTATCCGGGCCGCATCCGCTTCTCCTTCGTTCCTTCGATGCCCAAGGCGATCACCACGCTCCACATCCAGGAATCGACGCCTGACGGCAAGGGCGACTACTGGCACGAAGTCACCGAGAGCGCGCGGCACAAGAGGCGCGGGTACGAGTCCTGGATCTACGCATTCATTCCGTGGTACATGAACGTAAAAAAGTACCGCGCCAACGTCCCTGATTCGTGGAGACCCGAGGAACATTCCTTGCGCCACGCCGAACTGGTGATGCGAACGTCACCCGAGTTCATGGACGGAACGCACGTCGAACTGTCTCGTGAGCAACTGTATTGGTGGGAATCCACGCGAGCGCAGCACGCACGCAACGGTGAACTGGCGACGTTTCTAACGAACTACGCCGCGACTCCCGAGCAGTCTTTCCAATCTCCGTCGCAAGGCGCGCTTCCGGTCGAGTTGATCGAAGTTATGGAACAGGAGTGCAAGGACCCGGAGTGCTACGACGTGGAGATCGCAGCGTAAATGCAAAGCGCGTGGCATGTTTCCGGGAACAAGCTAGAAAGAACGCACGAGTCCGACGAGTCTATCTCAAATGACCCGAGGGGGCTGTGCCATATCTGGGAAGAACCACGGCCTAACGCCCGATACGTGATTGGGCACGATCCAACGGTAGGCATAACGGGATGGTCGCGCTTCTCGCGTATCGACGGCGACCACAAAACCGATAACGGAGCTATCGAAGTCTTTCGTGTGGACGGGCTTCGTGAGCCGATCATGAAGGACGGGGTTCATGAAATCGATGAGATTACGAAAGTTCCTAAGTTCCTGTATCGCGATGTTCAGGTAGCCGAGTACTTCGCGCCCATCGATGCCGTCGAGAGCGCGCGCGTCTGCAACCTCCTAGGACGTATCTATGCTGGCGATGCCGAGGACCAGTGCTTGCTGATCTTCGAGTCCTACCCTGGTCCGGGAATCCTAACGCTTCAAGAGCTTCTCAGGTTGGGTTACGCGAATCTCTGGCAGTGGGAACTGATCGCCGATAACGTAGCCGAGCCGACAAATCATATCGGCTGGCGTTCCTGGCGCGAGTCTCAAAAGATTCTCTGGTATCGCTCGCGGCGGCATCTACTAGAACGTCGTGCCAAGATTTACTCGCCATGGCTCGTGGCCGAGTATGCTAACGCCGTAATCGACCTGGAAAAAATGCGCGCCAAGAGTGCTTACGGATTCCATGACGATCTTATGCAGGCGGCGAACATGGCGTTCTGGTGCGCCCATAAGTGGAGTTACGATGCGGAAAGAACATGGGAGCCGGTCACCGAATCGCCCGTATTTGAGGCGCAACGCGCCGCCCCGATCATCGGCGAGTACCGCAATTACCGCGACCAATGGGCCGAAGCTATTGACGGGTGGGATTAGGAGAGTTATTCTTATGGCTGTGAAATCGAGTCTTTCTTCTTCGCCCGCGTCACAGACGGGAGTATCTCATCCTCCGAATGCTCCCGTCTTGCCCAAGCCTTGCAACATTCTTTCCGAGAATGCCGATGGGCTAACGGTCTCCGTCCATATCGAACCGGAGATCCTCAGGCGCATACGCACCCGCTCACAATCGCAGCCGATTGACGATTACGTGTGGGCTAATATCATCCGGCCTGCATTGAACTCGCATGTGTACTGAGTTGGGTTGCCCGCAGCGTGGGCGCAATCTGACGGGAGCGGAAGCGCTTGAATGGGAGAAGTCAATTGCTAATATTTGCCCGGATTGTGGGAAGCCTCGCCCAGTGGGTTCGTGGCCTATTTGCGACGACGGCAGCGGGAAGCACGGACACTTATTCGGCGGGGGAGGAAATCTCATTTCCGCAATTCATCCTTCCGAAAGAGCTGCGGTGTACCATAACCCCCGAACTGGTGAAGTACGCTACCCAGCACGAGCCGATCAGCCGATTCCCGAGGTTTATTCTAACCAAGGCTATGTGCGAAAAGAGTTGGATACAGCCCAAGCTATAAAGGACTTCGAGAAGTCCACAGGGCGTATCCACGAAGCCACGCACTACTACAAGAACAGCGCTACGGCGGAACGAGATCTTGCCGTCGAACCCGAGCACAAGAAAGACCCCGAAGTTACCCGCCGTTTGGTAGAAGCACTCCGTTAGCCTATAATCGGCGGTAATGGCTAAGACGCTCAAGCCCGTGAGGGCTAGACAGAGACCATTGAAGCCGAACCAGATTGATCGGGTCGGTGATGTAGTCTATATGACCCTTACTCAAGGGAAAGTGGCTTATCTTGATTCCTCAGACTACGAACTGGTAAAAGCACATAGGTGGCACGCCCACTTCAACGGATTTGAATGGTATCCGATGACCCGACTTAGATCCTCTGACGGGACCACCGAGACTTGGAAGCTCCATCAAATGCTTATGCCGGTGGATGCCCCGCTCCTTGTTGACCATGGAGACGGGAATGGGCTTAACAATCGTCGCTACAATCTACGCAAGGCCACAATTGGACAGAATAACTTCAACGCGAAAAAGCACCGAGGCAAAGGGTCAACTTCCAAACATACGGGAGTTAGCTGGGACAAGCGGAGAGATCACTGGATAGCCAGAATCGCGGTAAACAAAAAGATGATACACCTGGGATCTTTCGGGACTGAATCCGAAGCCTACCATGCGCGGAAGGCCGCTGAGGCTACTTATTACCCAGGATTCGAGAAGAGGAATTGTGGCTGACGACCTACCAGTCTTACGCGATGACGCAGCAAAGCCCGACACGAATGACTGGAACATTCTCCAGTGGTGCGAAGGGAAACTCCAAGAGGGTCAGCACTTCGTAGAATCCTCCATCGGATACGAAAAGATCGAGAAAGCGCTGGATGCTATCTTCGCCAATGAGAAGGAATCGAACGCTTCCTACGCTCCGGTCGGCAAAGCGTTTTCGGAAACCAAGGTAAACCTCGTAGCGAAAACCGCCGAGGACCTGACGGCGCTCCTTACCGATACGCGGGTGTTCTGGAACTATGGGACGCACAACCCTAAGTACGAGGAGCAAGCGCGCATATCAAACAAGCAGGCCGAAGACTGGTACACCTCGCGGCTGATCGATTTGAGGATTGCGGACGGCGTTCGCATTTATACGGCGGCGGGAACCGCATTCTTCCATCTCTACTTCTCGCGGCGCTTGAACGACATGATGATCGATGCCGTCGATCCGCGTCAGGTGTTCCCGATTGAGCCGATCTCCTATCACACGGTCCAGGACGCGCTGGGCGTGATCTTGAGACAGGCGCGCACTCCCGGATGGGTCAAGGCCGAGTACGGGAAAGACGTGAAAGCCGACATCGGCGCTCCCGGCATCTTCGGCTGGTTCACGCGAGTATTCGGCGGCGCGACCAAGAACCGGCATACCGGCCCGCTATCGAAGCGCACCACATCCGACGACGCGATACCGGCCACGCCCACGGTGTTCGTCAATACGTGCTACTTGAACGACACGCGCGTCAATAAACGCAGCGAGACGGTCTACATGGGCGAATGGGAGGATGGCAAGCCGCAAACTTCCTGGTCCTATAAGGTTCCTCCGGGGATGCCGCTTTATCCGTTCAAGCGCATGATCGTGTGGGGCGGCGGCGCGCTGCTCTACGACGGCCCTTCTCCCTACTGGCACGCCAAGTACCCGCTCATCAAGCTGACACTCAATCCGTGGCCCAAAGCGTGGCTAGGCAAGGCTCCCCTGTGGGACATCATGCCGCTCAATAAGTCGATCAACGCGAATCTCCGCGTGGTGGACGATCATGCGGCGCAAGTCGCGCAACCGGGCGTCGTGGCGGATAGGAACGTATCGCGCTCGGAGCTAAACAAGTTCAACTCACGCGCGGCGGGATATCAGATCCGCACGAATCTTTCTTCAGGCAAGGGAATCACTATCGTCAATCCGCCGCCGCTCGATCCCGGTATCTGGGAATCGATCAAGTGGAATGTCGAGATGATGAAACTGCTCTCGGGAACCGCCGACGTTTCGCAGATGGCGCAACTGGCGCAGATTCCCTCCGACGATACGATTGACACGATCATGAAGGCCATGACTCCCGGCGTGCGCCTACGCTCGCGGATACTCGAAGGCTTCATGAAAGAATTCGCAGAGATGTATCTGTACTGCATCGCGCAGTTCGATACACTCCCCAAGCGCATCGCCAAGTTCGGGCCGAATGCGGTCACGGCGGAAGATTTCGACTACGATCCGAATACGTTCGTCCCCGACGATACTCCCGATGGAACTCCGGGAGATACCGCCTCATCGCTCAATGCGCTCGGTGCGGATAATCCGCGACCGCGCTACGAGCGGGCACGCGAAATGCTCTCTTCGTTCACCTACAACTTCAAGCCGGGATCGCTTCTCAATAGCGCGGCCACGCAGGACCGCATGGAAGATTTGTTGCTCTCGAAGATGGGCTATCTCTCCGTGTTCACCCTGATGGAGAACCTCGGGAAGATGAACTTCGCACCGCCGTCGATCAAGATTCCTAACTCGGAACTGGAGCGCTTGCAGCTTCAGCAGCAGCTTGGAATCGGCATGATCGCCAACGCGCAAGGGCGCAAGGCAACCGACCAAGCGCCGCCTAGCGTGCAGGCGCAACCGGGCGGCGACGTGACGCTGGCTACGAGTTGAGATCCGCGCAGTAAACCGCACGCCCGTAACCGTCATTTATCATTCGCAGCATATTTACCGAACACAGATACCTCATTGCTTCCGCATGAGTGGAAATGTATCCCGAGAAGTATTCGTGAGGGATGGAATATCCCTTATCGTTCGTTGCATTGCAGTTCTGTTCAACCATGTCCAGAAGTAAGCGCCTAAGGTACTGAACTTCTTTCTCGGCGTTGTCGAACTCTTTTAGTGGAGCGACTATCTCATCTGGATCTTTCCCGTCGCGGACTGTTAGTTCGGCGCTCATGCTGAGAGTGATTTTATCACACATCTTTAGGTTATAAAGTATTACCTAAATATCCCATTTAGAATCAGCCACTTGACAGGGTTCTCCGATGTACCGTATTCTTCTCGCTAATGGCTGACAAAGATCCGCAGTGGATCGAGCACGCAGAACTCGATAAGGGTTCGCTCACCAAGAAGGCGAAGAAGGCCGGAATGGGCGTGCAATCGTTCGCCAAGAAAAACGCTGGATCTCCGGGGAAACTCGGTAAGCAATCGCGCCTAGCGGAAACGCTGTCGAAGCTGCGGGGCAAAGGAGCAACGAAGTGAAGCACGAGATGAAGAAGGGCATGGGCGGAAAGCACGACGGCAAGAAAAGCGGCTCGATGAAAAAGATGGGCGGGTTCTCAGCCAAGGTCGGCAAGAACCACAAATCGTTCGGTAAAGACATGAGCCCCGCAGGAAAGTAATGGCGTCATCTTTCGCACCTCCGTCTACTACGTCAACCGCCGCATCGCAGCCGATGCCGCCTTTGCCGAATTTGCAGACGGCTCCTACGGGCGCGGAAGATCCGCAAGGCGGAATGCTCGCTTCGCTGATGAGCGGGATCGCTCCGGTGAAATCGGGTGTCGATGCGATCAACGCGGCGTGCAAGCAGATCGTTCAAAGCGGTGTCATCCCAGGATCGGAGCAAGTGTGCGGGCAGATCGTCGCGCTTGCCACGTCTCTCCTGCCGATGGCCGCGCAATCTTTGATGGGCAGCGGAGCGCCATCCCCTGGATCAGCAACCCCTCCGATGGGACCTTCCCCGATGGGCTAAGGAGATTTTATGGACATTCAGCAATTCATTTCATATCTGACCGAAGGCTTGGACGAAGCGGGAGCGGCCACGGTTCGCGCGGCCTTCCAGAGCGAAACTGCCAAGGCGAAGGTTGGTACTTTGCGGCTCCAGAAAGATTTCGATGCGATTCAGACTCGCGCCGAAGAAGCCGAACGGCTCAAGCAGGAACTTGATGCCGTGGACGAAAAGGGCAATCCTCGCGGATATCGCGCTTGGTACAACAAGTACTGGGCCAACATCGAAGCCAACGATAAAGCGATCAAGGCTTTCAACGCCAAGCATGGCGATGGAGCATTTCAACGTATCGCCGCAGGGGAGGAAGTTGCTACAGGCGCAGGTGGAGGCGCTCCCTCTTTGAAACCGGAAGACATCGATAAGCGCGTCCATGAGGTGATCCAGGGGAGTTACGCCCAGCGGTGGAGCGATCTACTCTCAGGGACTCTTGAGATCTCCCAGCGCCACGTTCGCAATGGACGCAAGAGCAATCTCGACAAGGACGCCATGGCGAAGATTACCGAACTCGCCGGGACTAAGTACAACGGGAATCTCATCGCCGCTTATGACGAATGGGACAAACCCGAAGCCGAGGCCGCACAGAAAGCCGCGACTGACGCGCTGGTCGAGAGCCGCGTCCAAGAGGAATTGAAGAAGCGCAATACCGCGACGTTATTCCCGGCTGGTGCCGATGGCGCGGGAGCAAGTTCGGGCGGCATGTCGCCGCTTTCGCGGGGCAAGATCGGCAACGGCGCACCCCAGTACGACCGCAGCAAGGTGATCGAATCCGCAGTTTCCGGTAAATACGAACCGGCAGTTAACTAAGCATGCGAGATTACACGCTGAACAATCCGAGCGAAGTCGAGCGCCGTAGGAAGATCGCGGCGGCGCACACGATGCACGGACATCGCATCATGCCGAAGGGGAGCCCGGAATATCGGACCTTTATCGCCTGGTGCTCTATGCGGCAGCGATGCTTCGACAAGAACTGCAAGAGCTATCCAAGTTATGGCGGGCGCGGAATATCGGTAGCTCCAGAATGGATGGAGTATTTGCAATTTTGGGCCGACATGGGGGCAGCCCCAGAAGGCAAGCAGCTAGACCGCATCGATAACGATGGCAATTACGAACCTGGAAACTGCCGTTGGGCCACGCGCAGCGAGCAATGTCGCAACCGTAGGTCCAGTCGAATATTGAAGATTTGCGGTCAGGAGAAAACCCTGGCGGAGTGGTCCGAGTTGTCTGGAATACCATCTTCAACTATTAGAATGCGCATTAAGTACAACGGCGGGGTTCTCGATGAATCAACGATACTGTCGCCGGTTCGAGAAAAGGAAAATGCGGATCAAAAACGAGAGCGTTTGGATCGCGCAGCCGCAGAGATGCGGGCTAAAAATTCAAAAGGAACTCTGGAGGTAACTCACCGTGCCTGATTCGCTCAATCAGATCGAAGTAACTACCCGGCGCTACATCGATGAGCAGCCGAAACTACGGGACCTCGTTTTCAACAAGGACCCCCTGATGTCCTTTCTCGACGAAAACTGCCTCGATGAAGTCGAGGGAGGTTCCACTTGGAATGACAACATCGAGTACGATGTCCAGGACGGCGGCGCGTACTCCAAAGGGCAAGATCTCCCGGCAGACCAACGCCAGATCGAGCAACAGCTTCGGTTCGACCCGAAGTACCAGACGGTCCTGATCCCGTTCTACAAGGAAGACATCAAGGTCTTGAACAACGGGCCGCTCGCCGTCGTGAAGCTCGTCGAAGAGCGCGTAGACTCGGCGTACATGCAACTCGGCGCTCAGACCGCGCTCCAGATGTACCTCCAGGGGCAGTCGGGCAACTATGTCAAGATGATGAACGGACTTACCGAGGCTCTCGGCGGAGCGGTAGCAGGATGGGACGGAAACACCTATCCGGTATACGGCACGCTGACGCGAGCCACTTACGGGGGCCGTATGCTTTCCCCCACTCCGAACGATTTCGCGGGAGGGGCGATCACGCTTCCGGTGATGGAGACGATGTATCAGGCCGTGAACTTCGGATCGGGTGAG